AAAGTATTTATCAAGTGCTGTCTGATCTGTACAGAATATTAAACCTCTATATATTTCTGTTGTGCCATCTTTAACTCTAAACAAATATTGTCTACCTTCTTTTAATGCAAAGCTACCTGTAAGTTTCATATATCCACCATCAGTAGTTTTAGTTACACTTACTGTAGATGTAGTTCTCTTCTCTTTATCTGTTAAAGATAAAGTTGGTGAGGTCGCATCTGCTCTAGATATAAATTTTAGAAATTGATTGCTTGTTGATGTCGTTAAAATATGCATACCTAAATAACTGTAATATCTCCGTTTGTTTTCAGGCATAAAAAAAGGGTATATAAATATACCCCTTTTAATTATCAATACAAAATTAATTATACTGTTGCAGGTGTTCCTATTGTTATAGTTCCACTTAATCCTGCCATATTACTTACTGGGAAGTTGGCACTTGTAGTATCTACAACCAAGAAATTTGGTGGAGATACCTCTTGTGCAACGAATGTGTAATTGTATCCGTTAAAATCACCAAGTGCATTTCCAGTGCTTACAGTACCTTCTGATAAATCAGCACCTTCTTTAAGACCCATCATAAAAGCATTGTCATTTTTATCAACAACAATAATGTGTGGTCTTGCTGCTGCTAATAATTTCAATTCTTTATGGTCTTCCTTTGTCAACTTTTTCAAGGTTATGTTAAGAGTCTGCTCATAAAAGACAGTACCATTTTCTCTTGAAGCATTTATAGTTGTTTCAAATGAATTGTTTCCCTTAACCTCATATTTATGCAAAGTGATGTCATTAGATGAATCACCAGTCATATT